CGGTATCCCGCCAGGATCGTAGTTATAGAAGAATCGTGGCGGGCCGAATAGCACCATGTCACCGCTCGGATGCGGAGCGGCGATGGTGCCGTTGACGCCGCGCACGACGGTCAGCGTCGTTCCGTTCACGGCCGTGACGAGCATCTCTTCGCGGCCAATGTAAAGTGCCGTGCGGTTCGGCTGCGAAGCCGTGATGCCGAGGTTCGGGTTGAGGCCAACGATGCCCGTTGCGGAAGCAACTTGCACGAGCTGCGGTGGCGGGTTGGTCGTGGACGAAACGCCTTGCCCAAGCAACGAACCTGCTATCGCGGCGGAGAGCGTCGTCTGACCGAGAAAGTTCTGTTGCGCTGAAGCTGTCACGCACGACAGCGCGAGAAGAACCAAAAGAACTGCTGATTGTTTTAGTGTTTTCATGTTCGTTGGCTCCTTAACCACAGAGCACCCTCCCTGCGCAACTATCGGCGTAGTATTGGCCGAAGCCGATACACGTGTCCCATGAGTTCGTCATCTTTTTCTCCGTCGGCGAGTACATCCTGACGAAGCGGACTGGTATGCCCGTCTTCTTGTCGCGCGCTTGCGAAGTCAACTCCGTCGCTTTCGGTGATTGCAACTTCACGCCGACCATCGCGAAAGCGTCCTTGTTGAGCCACAAGCCTTGAGCACCAGCTTTCCCGCTCGGAGCCGCCGTGCCAGGAAACAACGTCAACGCAGCGCCAGCAGCAGGCGTCGAATCGACGTTCTGATATTGCGAGCCGGGAAGGAAAATGGCAGGTGAGATGTTCAACACGTCGGCGCCACCACCTGCCGCGACGAGCGGAGCCGTGACGACGAACGTCTTAGGAACTGAAGATACGAAGCGCCTAGTCATGGGATTGACAAGGTTGACATTCGCGATGCCGATTGCGTCGCCGACGTTGAACGTGTCGCCAGCCGTCGCCGTGATCGTCAGTTGCGTGCCGCCAGCGCTTGCTGCTGTCAGCGTGACAGCGCCAGCCCATGTTCCCGCCGTGTGGCGGAAGAGCGACTCCGATTCGTACCAGTCGAAGTTCCAAAGACGCCCGAGAGAGCCTTCCTTGTACTGTTCACTGATCTCATCGGAAGGATTCAACAATGCTTGAAGAACAGGCACGAGCGCCGTATAGACGCTCGACGGAACGATCATCGCATTATCGCTGCCGCGAGTCGCTCCCGCCAAGTTCTTGAGACGCTGCCGCGCCTGCATGAACGTCGTCGCCGAGTTCGGATCGGTCCCGAGCACGCCAACGATGTTGTTCGCATTTTGATACGCGAAGAGCGCGGCGCGCGTGTCCATTTCTTGCGCGATTTGCTCCATTGCCGGTCGGAGGTACTGCTCCGAGATTTCCTCCTTCGAGCGCTCCATCAAGAGAGCTTCCTCGAAATCGTCGAACTCGAAATCAACGCCGAAAATCTGGTTGCAAGCCACGGTCGTGTTGATGCGGTTGATCGGCTGCGGAGAATAGCCCAAGCCGTCGCGGATCAAAAAACGCTGCGGAAGTTTCTTGCGAATCACTTCGCCAACAGGAAACTCACGGGTGAATTCCTTGTTGTCCATCGTGTTCATGTACTGCGAAACTTCGAGCATGTTGATCAGCAAGCGGAGAGCTTCCTCAGCGACCCAATCGGGAAATACATATTGGCCTTCTGCCATTGTTGTTTACACTCTCTGCGGCGGCAATACCGCTGCAATTCGCCTAGTTGACTTTCTTTTTTCGCTTCGCGCGGTCTTCTGCGTTCTTGCGCTCGCGGTACAGTTCGCCGCGCTCTTCGGAAGACAAATCCTTGCGCTTCCAAGCGGCGTCGGCACTGCCATCATCTTCTGGCGACGACATGCCACCGGCAGATTCGGCAGGTGGTTTTCCGGCATTCGTCAGTTTCTTGTCGATTCTGACAGGCGTTTTGTCTTGCTTCGCGAGTTCCGCTTTCACGCCAGCTTCCAGCGCAACGAGCTTGCGAATCGCGCGCGTCATCGTCTTCGGGTCTTTCGCCTCGGCGAGCAGTTCGTCAAGCTTCGGGTCAGTGCCGAGCACGTAAACGAGGTCGGTGAAAACTTCCGAGTCGTTCAAGAACATGAAAAATGCCGGAGCGTCGCGCAGCGTTCCCGCGAGCGCATCGACCGTTTTCTTCACGTCTATTCCGTCGGCTTTCTCGCCGTACTTCGTTTTCAGCTCGGCTTGCCACGTCTTGATCGACTGCTCTTGCTGCGCGGCAGCAGTGCGAATCTGTACTTGCTGATTCGTGTACGCTTCCTTGTCAGTCTCGTATTTGTCGAGCGCCGCCTCGTACTTCTCGAAGTCCATCTCGCCGGCAGCATCGCGGAACTGCGACATCTGCGGGCGTTTCGGGGGTTCGAGCAGCTTCGGTGCGTTTTCATCGACTTTCTTTTCTTCGGGCTTGCGCTTCCCGGTGCGGAATTCTTCAAGTTCTTTCTCGGCAGCTTCGCGTTTCTCCCGCTCCGTGTTGCGCTCAGCCTCCAACGCTCGCCAATTCTCGTCATTGCTGCGTGCTTTTTTGCCCGGCCCCGAACCGGACTCCTTCCCCCCATCTTTGGAGGCGGGTTTAGACGCTGCCGAAGCGTCTTCTTCTGACGACGAAACTTTTTCTTCAAGCGCAGGCATCGCGCCAGTCTTGAGCCACTCAGTACGCTCAGCTTCGGAGAAATCTTCGACTTCCTTGTGCTGTGGCGGATTGTTAGCCGCCGACTGTTGCGTTGCCATCACTTACTCCTTCTGTTGGTTCATCGGCTGCTGCTACCACAGCCGTATCTTTCTCATGTGCGTGCTGTTCGGCTTGCATGCCGCGCTCGTGAGCCGCGCCGTGATTCTCTACCCAGAACGTCTTGTACATCTCCGCTTCCTGATCTTCCTTCTGGCTCTTTGCTTGAATCAGCGCGACGAGAATCTTCATATCGTTGTTCAACTGCTGAAATTGTTTCTCGTACTCGTTGTCGATGACCTTCCCGGCTTTTTCGAGCTTCAGCTTTTCAAGCTCTTTTTGCATCTCGACGATGACTTGCTGCTGCATCTGCGTTTCTTGCTGCGCTTTTTGAAGCGCCGCGACTTTCTGCTTGTCAGCGTCCGGGGGATCGAGCGTGTCGGCCATCTCATCGCCTAGCGGACCGAGCGCAGCGAGCCGGATGTTCAACGCGAGCAGCTTCGCCGCCGCGCCGGGGGGCGCAATCGCCGCGATCTGCTGCAATTCTCCCATCACGTTCGAGAGCAAGTCTCTCACTTCGTCGCGCTGCGAGGCGGCATCCTTGCCGGTGCTCACCGTGACGCCATGATCGCCTGTCGTTGCATCATAGTGTTGCTGAATCGCTTGTCCATCTGCGTCTTTCTCGATGTACTGCTCGTCGTTGATCGTGACGGTCTTGAACTCGCCGTCCGCTTTCATGATCGCGATGTCGCGCTTCGTGTCGTAGACGTACGGGAACCACGCGTCGATGACGCGGCCCGCATGTTCTAGCGAGAAGTTGAAATTGTCAATGAAGTGAAACGTGCCGCGGTCTTCGTTCGCTTCGATTTCTTTCAGCGCGACGCCGCTTTTCTCGTTGATGCGCTGCGCCGCCGTTGGGAGATCACTTCCGCCGCACGCCGTACGGATCGCGCGCCGCGCAGCCTCGGCGAAGACTTCATAAGACTGAAAGTTAGGCTGGAACTGCGGCCTCGTCGGCATCGGCAGCAGCTTGTTCGGGTCCGTTGGATCGGTTACTGCATCGACTTGAATGAACGGGCGAGGAATCTTGTTCAAGTTCTCCCACGCTTCCCGGTCTGTCTCGAACTGCCCTGCGTAGCCCATGATTGGCGACTTCGGAGCCATGCCCGCTTCCTCGGCCTCGCTTGACCGGATGTAGCAATACGCCATGTACGGATCACGCGCTAGCCGGATGAGCGACAGCAGCCGCCGTTTCGCGCCGCCGCCTTCATCGATCCACATCTCCTTGCCGGCTACAAGAATGAGTGGAATCCAGCGGATCGGAATCTCGTCGCTCTCTTCGAGAATCTCAAGCCCGTTCGTCCAGTACTGCTTGATGCGCCGCGTTTCTATCGTGCGGTCACGCCGGATGCGCTTCTTGTTCTTCTCATCGGCAAGCCACTCATCTTCGCGCTCTTGCGGATTTTTCGAATCTCCCGGGAGTTCATCGCCGTAGAGTGCGACACGATCTTCGGCGTTATTCAAACCGTCTAGCAAATATAGTTTTTTTCGCTTGATGATTGCTTTATAGTACGCAGCGACTTGAACGATCTTCTCTTCTTGCCAGCCGGGTGCTTGCTCGGCGTAATCTCCTTGCCAATCGACGAACTTCGCGCCTTTCCAGCGACGCTTGAACTCCGCGCGCTGAACGCGTTCCGTGACGAAGCATTCCGTCATGTCGCTCGCGTCTTGCTCTTTGTAAGCCGGGTTCGGCAGCACGCTGTTCGGATTCGCGATGCGATAAATGTACAGCTCTTGCTCGAAGAGCTTCTCGGGCGCAGTCTTGATCAGTTCGTTGTACTGATCTTCCGTTAACCCGTCGGCGACGAGCCGCGCGTTGATGCCGAACCAGCCATACGACCGTTCCGCCGCACCTTGAAACGCTGTTGTGAACGCGCTTTGCGCGCGCGAGTTGTATTGAATCTCGCGCATCTTATCTTCTCGCAACTGCGCCGTTATGTTCGTCGCGCCTGCTCCGCGCGGGTTGATCTTAATCGCGCGTTTGTTCTGGCGCGGGTCGTTCACGAGCTGATTGATGTACGGCGAAAGCTCGTCCCACGTCATCACCGGGCGGTCGTACTTGTCCCTGAACTCGCGCTCTTTCGTTTCCCACGGGTTGCCACCAACGGCGAGCATGTCCTTGTCACCCTCTTCGATGATGGGGCGCCAGACTTCCTTGTAGATCGTGTAATTTTCACGAATCTCTTTGAGGATAGGCGAAAGTGGGTTGGTTTCAAGCATTATAAACTCATCAGCCTCTCAAGTTCCGCGACTTCTTTAGCGCGCTTATCCTGCGCGGCACAAAACTCAATCTCTTCAAGCGTGGCCTTTCTGAGTAAATCTCTCAACACTTCTCCTGCATGCTCCATGCACGCCTTTAATTTTTCGCCGTAATCAAATTCATTTTCCATATTCTTACCAATGATAGCTGTGCGTCTCGCTTTCCACGTGTTGATTTCCGCGTCGCGTCGAAGTCAAGCCGTGAGTGTGAGTGCGCTTTAACGCTTTACTGCCTTTCTTCTTATGTCCCATCGATGGATCGGCGTGTAGCTCGCGCTTCATCTTCGCTTTTTGCTTCCCATAGAGCGGAGAAACTTTGTCGGTCAACAGATACTTAACTTGGCGTCGCGTCCACGGCATCAGCGTGCTCCGTTAGTTCGCATTGTATTCGCCCAGCAACGCGATCCCACTCTTCGTCGTGACGTTCGCGGCTTCCATCGCTCTGCGTTCCAGCCCGCGCGCGTAGACTTGAAACTGTAAGTCTTCGACCATCTTTCGCAAGTGGTCGTGCTTGTCGACGCATTTGATGCAAATCATCGCGTCTTGCGTCACGAGCTTGCGCTTGATCTTCGAGAACTTGTGGCGCTTTACATGCTCGCTCGCTCCGCTACACTCTTCGCAGCGCAGCGGCAATTCTTCGCGTGGAATCGCGCGCTTGCAGTCGAAACAGCGCCAGAGTGGAGCTTGCCCACGCAGATGCTTTAGCTCTTCGTTCCAATGATGCTGCATCGTGCGAAGAAAATCGCTCGGCTCTAGGGGGCGCTGCGACATTTATTCCTTCGCAGCCAACAATTCCGCGACTTGCTTCTCCAGCTTCGCTACGCGCTGCTCGATTGTTTGCGGCGCTGCGGGCTCGGGCCTCGCTACGACTCCATGCTGATGCTGCGCTGCATGTTCTGAATCGCCTTTGTTCATGATTTCTCCTTTTTCGCTTCGAATTCATCGCAACAATATGAGTTCGTTGCATCTGGTATTACAGGTCTGCCGTTCCACTTAATGAAAATGCTGTTCGTACAATCTTGTACGTTAACATACTTACATTTTGCGCAATCAGAGCCACCAGTAGGTACGGACATCCCAAGCTCGTGACCCGCGCCGTGCATAATCATGACGCCTTTGCGTTTCGTTCTTTTTTCCGCTCCATAACTCGCCACACGCTTTACTCCTCGTGCTCGCTAGCTTCTTGCTCTTTCGACGCCGCTTTGTCAGTGTGGCTCTTTCCGGGCATTGAGATGCCGAGATGATGCTCAATATGCGCGGCGAGTTTGTGGCCCTCATCGGTTCCAAACGCGTGCATCTCTGGTTTATGCTCGTACGCCGTGAAGTGATGAGTAGCAATAGCGCCGCCGTTTTCCGCTTCGCGTAATTCCATGTGGCTGAACTCTTTCTTTGGCAACGGCACTAGCCGCCGCTCCGCTACCGCTTGCTCTTTCATCGCGCCGTGGCTGGCCATCACTTCACCTCCGTCAGTTCGATCATGGGAGCCAAGAAAACCTTGCCGAAGTACTCGCAATACTCAAGTCCAATTAGTTTCGGATGCTCGATCTTGCGCTGCTCATCTTTGACGATGG